TGCACCGATAGCCATCTTGTCTCGCAGTGCTTCTCGTTCCTTCTTCTGCTTGGCTATACGGAGATTTTCTTCGTGTGTCATTCCTAAATCTCCAATAAAACATCTAGGCGTGAGCCAAGCTTATCACGGGCGGCGAGGTCTTGTAGGTTCACAGCCCCTCTCCTTCTTCAACTTCAAACTCGATGCGCTTGCAGGCGATTCGGGTGGACTGCCCATATGCCTCTGCATCGTCTTTGCTGTCATAAGTATTAAAATATCCGTCTGGATAAACATTGACCCAGACTTCAACCTTAATCTTCTTTGGCGCGGGGCTAACGAGGTCATGTCCTGATTCAACTTCGATGTAATACCTACCATCCTCCGTGTACCAAGACTCATCATCATTTTCTTTATTAATAGCTAGGAATTGGAAATCCTTATCCACTTGTGATTTGTAAACAACAAGCCTTGTCTTACCATGACGCGTCTTGTACTCTTTTCCGACTTCGATTTTCATTTCACACATCCAAGGTCTTGACCGTCAACAGTGATCTCGTAATAAAAGTTCATGCCATCATACGGGCCGCAGTTTTCCTCATCGACGACTTCAAACCCAATAGAGCGACGAATAAAGATGCACTCTGTACCGTCATCGTTGCACAGATCCGGGTCTGAAAAATCTGCTGTCCACGACATGCCGTCCCATTGTCTGTTATTTTCAATCGCGCACTGTTCAGCGTAATTTTTTAGAGATGCGACGACATCTGACCACTTCTCTAATCCATCGTCAAAAACCTGTCCTTCATGATCTTTGATCGTCCATGTAGGCTCTGGCGCATAAGCGTTATCAATCGACACTGCTTTAATCTGGCCCCAGCTAAGAGGCAGACAATCAATCGTCGGTTTGCGTTGTTCAGTCATTTTGTTACTCCTCAGTTAAAAACGATTAAGCCAAGATACAGGCACAAGAAAGCGGCGAACCCTACCAGAGACATTGCCGCAATCAGGCAAAAAGCAAACACTGGAAGAAGTTTGTGTACTGGAAGAATCATTTTACTCACCTTTCGTTGTCCATGACCTAACACTAGGCCGTCATCGTGTGACTGTCAACATATTTTTCTGCTCAAAGCATAATTATTTTATCAGAACGGGATAAAGTCTTCTTCTTCAATGTATTGTGCCGCAATATTTTCTTCCTGTTTTTTATGCGTGAATGACAAGACGCGCCAATATTTTCCGTCTCTCCTAACTGTAACTGTATCAATGTCAGGATACTCAAGAACGGCAGCAAGCTCGCACGTCTTTGGTATGTGGTTTGGCAGAGCGTTAGGGTAATGCTTCTTAAACCACGCCTCTGCTTTAGCTCTTGGGTATCCAGTATGCTCAAAGCAAACGTAGTCGTTGAAGGAACCATCAAGGCAGCTATATGTAACCTTTAGCGTTGGCGTTGTTTTTCCTGCTGCAAGGTGCACTTTATAGCCAGTATACACAACCTTGTGTGTCTCTGGCTCTTGGTCGCTTGTGAGCAATGACTTGCCGCTGGCTGTCTCGTTGAGCTTGTCCTGCAAAAAGCTATAGCTGCACGAATAGCAATACTGCTGCGAGCCCCAACACTCAGTGCCACATGACGGGCATATTTTCATCACTGGCCCGTCTTTTTTCTCACGATCATCTGCAACCATATTAGGTCGCTTGCGAATGTCGATTGCGTCAATCGGCCCAAGCGTTGCAATGACACCACCAAAATCAAGCACCATGCAATCTTGCTTGCCTTCTGCTGTCCTGATGCCTCTGCCGATACATTGGATATAGAGGACTGGTGAGCGCGTCGGGCGCATGAAAACAAGGCAGTCAATATCGGGAACGTTAAACCCTGTTGTGAGAACAGCAACATTCACAAGGCACCTAATCTCACCTGCTTTGTAGCGTTTAATAATCTGCTCACGCTCTTGCTTTGGCGTTTCGCCTGTTACCATCTCGCAAGAGATATTCATCGCGCGGAAAGCATCTCTGACGTGTTCGCAGTGTTTAACGCCTGCCGTAAAGACAAGCCATTTCTTGCGGTCTCGTGCAAGAGCGCACGCCTCAGCGACGCACGCGCGCGTTACAGCGTCAATATCTACAGCCGCTTCAAGCTGGCTCGTGATGTAGTCACCGCCTCTTGAGCCTACGCCTTCAACAGATAGGCGCGTGCTGACCTTTGGTGTTACTGGCTTGCATAGATAACCATTGTCTATCATCCACCCTATTCCTATCTCATAGCAGACGCCATCAAACAGGCGGCCTTCTCCCTCATCAAGCCTTCCTGTGTCTGCCCTGAACGGTGTCCCAGTGAGGCCGATAACGATGCAGTTAGGATTCAGTTCCTTACAAGCGTCGATAAACTTACGATATTGTGTAGCCTCATCGTGACTAATCAAATGCGCTTCATCTATTATGATGATTTGCGGCACACGCGGAAAAGCTAAAGACTTATTCCAAACGCTCTGTATGCTCGCAAAAGTCACGTCGTTATGCAGCCTTTTTTGGCCCATGCTTGAACAATAAAATCCAAAATCGCAATCAGGATATTGCCCGCGCATTTCCTCAGAGTTTTGTTCTAAAAGCTCCATGACATGGGTTACAACGACGAATTTTGTATGCGGCGCTTGCTCATGTATGCGCTTAACTATTTCAGCTATCATGAGGCTTTTTCCAGCGCCTACAGGCGCGATAATAAGAGTGTCGCCATTGTCTCCATCTGCAAACCATTGGAAGACGCTTTTAATGGCTGCTTCTTGATAGGGGCGAGGCGTTTTCATGCGTTCTGGATCTCTCTGTTAAGGATGTCGATTTTCTTTCTGATCTTCCTAATTGATCGCATATAAATTACTCTGACCGTATTACCGCTAACTTTAGGCTCAATCTCTTGTCCAATTTTCTTAAGTGTCATTTCATAAAAAACACGCATAACAAATATGTCAATTTCTCTAGGCGTTAAATGCTCAACAAGCCTTTTTATGATCTCTTTTTTTTCATAGTCAAGCATGGCATACCTCTGCATAGTTACAAAAACGGCACTGCCAGAAGTCTGGCTTGTTGCTAATACGCGCTGGGGCTTCTTTAGCATCTAAAATACGCTCGGCGCGTCTGATATATTGCATAGCCGTCTCAGGCTCATATTCTGTACGGCATGACTGCATATCGCGACCTCCTGCTAGAGCGCAAACGAGATAATGGCGGTCAATCTGCATGAAGTGCATATAGATTTGAGCTTGCACAAAATACTGTTCATTCCAGTTTTTGAGCGTCTTCTTCTCGCCTAATGATTCCCTTATTCTACAGAATTCATTAAACTTTTTATCACCACTACATTTAATCTCAAGAACGTGCTTCTTTTTTGGCGCTTGCAAGATGCCTTCAATAATGCCGTCAACATGGCCGCGCATCCTGCCACCAAAATGAGAGAATCCGAATTGCCCGCCGTTATCGTCACGGTCTAAAAGGTCGATGCCTTTCACCATGCGCAAGCGGTCAATGATAAGCTGCTCTGTGCGGTGCCCGTCTTCAAAGGCTGCAAGTGTCTGGAATGGATACGGCTTTAGATCCGAGCTTAATTTATCTTGATTGATTGCATACCAAATCTTCCGAGAGCATGGCTCACCGATAAGGCTCGCCCCTAAATACCCGCGACGAGGCTCTAGGTTTTGCCTTTCCTGCATAGCCGTTTTAATGGCTTCAAGCGTTGGGTCTTTGGGGGCGAGTGGTATCATTTTATTTTCCTTATCCTGCCAAAAAGTATGCAGATTACATCTGCCAAGGCATTTTGTTTGTTTGTGCGGCTGCCGCTGTCTGTGCGATAGCCCCTGATGGCGCTGCTGAATATCCAGCGATCACGCTCTTGTCTTTACCTTCACGGTCTACACCGTCCTTGTCCTTCCAAGGGGTGCCCTTCTCAGTCTTGAGCTTCATCACAAACGGACGATTGCGCAGCTTGCTTTCATCTTCTTGAAGCTCATTATAGCCAATGGCCTTGCAGAACTTTGCATACTGCTCATAGGCGATCTTAACGGCCTTTTCGTTCGGATTAACAATGTTAAAGCGATCTACAAACTCAGTATCCCGATAAGTGCCGACGGTGATGACGTGCGTCAGAGCAAGATATTTACCTGTTCCAGCACTTGTATCCTTCATCTCGGCCTTGACGCATACGGCTTGGTAGTCGCCATCTGGAAGTAGTGGAGCGCCGCCAGTGCCAGCGCTTGCTAGGACTTCTTCAACATTCAACTTTTGTACAGGGATTAGAAACGATGCCATTTTTTTAGTTCTCCTTCTTTGTTGCGCCAATAAGTTTCTTATAAATGTCGCCGAGATTGGCAGGCTCGACAATTTCTAAGTTTCCACTGCGATCTTTAGCTTCATAGCTAGAATCTCGCTTAGTCTGTAGTGCTGATCTTTCTTCTCCTTCCGCGTCTTTCCAGACCTGCAAGGCGAAGACTTCATCGAAATAGTAGGGCAGTGATTCAGATATTTTTTGCCCGGGCGCTGACGGCCCAAACAAAATGCCGCCCGTGATCTCGTCCTTCACCTTGCCTTGTTTCGCCGCGATATAGACGTTTTTGGGCAGGCCTCTAAATGCCCTAATAAGGCCAATCATAATATCGGCCATTTCACCGTATGCCTTGCGCGGGTCTTTTGTCTTTTCCTTTTCATCCGCAAGGACGACCTCTGCAATCTCGCTAATGCTATCAAGGCAAACCCAATCGTATTTCTTATCGTTTGCGAGAAACATGTAGGCCTCGCGCAAATCGTCGATTGTCTTGATCTCAATAAAGTCGATGCTCTCTCCGCGGATTGATAGCAGGCCAGCTTCTGCGCTCAGGATGATAGGCACACCGCCTGTTGTCGCACATAGGCGCGTCTTGCCGCTTCCTGACGGGCCGTGCACGAGGATTTTGACGTATTGAGACGCCTCGTCCTTTGTGTTTTTAACTTCGATTCCCATGGCTTATTTCTCCTCGACTGTGATGGTTGGTGATGAGGTGCTGACTGTGCGCGCTGGCTCGAACATGGCTTGCAGTGTTGAAGGCCAATTCTTGTATGCGTTCTCGCTCACGTCAAACTTCACCTTGACATATTCGCGCGGGTCTTCGCCACGCATGGCGAGTTCGTCCGCTATGCGTTCGAGAAGCTCTTGATCCCAGCTGATCTTTTTTGTGATGGCATACTTGATCTTGTATTTATCGCTATCAAGCGTCGCTGTTCCGCACCCATAATCAGCATCGGCTAATTGTGCGTCAATGTCAGAAGCTGCAATCTCTTCGATTGTTTCTTCTACATGCTTCTTTTGTTTTGTGAGTTTTGCGATCTGCTCTTTCAGTGAAAGAAGTTCAGACGCGAG